ACCTACGCTGGAGCAGATTGAAGCAAAAATGATTGCAGAGATTATGCCTCAGATTGCACCACCTTCGCAGGAAGATCCGCTAGTTAAACTGCAGGCGCGTCAGCTAGATATTCAGGAACAGGAAGGAATTCGTAAATCTCAGCTTGAAGAACGTAAGCTCGGCCAAATTGGTAGTAAGGATCAGGCTACGATTCAGATTAAACAGCAAGAACTTGGAATTAAGCAGATGGGGTTACAGGCTCCGGAAGAGCAGAGCTTTAAACGTGAAGAGATTGCAAGCGACGAACGAATCGCGGCACAGAAAGTTCAAGCTAGTATGCAGGAAACTGCGATGGAGCTTGCGAGTAAGGAACGTATTGCTGCGATGGATGCCGATAATGATATTACCGTAGCTCAAATTAGAGCTCAGATTGAGGCTACAGGCAAGCAAATGGATGTTCAAACTGAACGTCAATCTAAAGCCGCTGAGTTATTAGTCGAGAATGATAATTCAGAAATGCAACATGCGGAGAATATAACTGGTAATATGCGAGATATGATGAAAGAGAGTAATAAAATGATACAAGGAGATAAGAACGATGCCTAGAGACCCATACCGTAGAATTCCTTATACTGTTAATGATCCTAACGAAGAAACTTGGGATTATGAAGTTACTGCTACAGAACTACCAGGCAGTCGCCGTTCGATTAGAAAAAAACCAAAAGGTTCTAATCCTTGGGATAATGCAAAGGCTAAAGCTGCGATTCGTGCGCGAGATGCTAAGGTTAGAGCTCTGCGTGATCATAAAAAAAGAGAAGCAGAAATTGCAGCTGCTCGCACAGCGAAAGCAAGTAAAGCTAAACGCCGTGGTGTAGTTCGTGATTCCAGCGGTCGTCCTGTTCGTGATTCTAGTGGTCGTGTGGTGCGTACACGTTATCCTGACAGTAAAGGAAGTGCAGCACATCAGCGTAATCTTGCAAGACTTCGTAGCTTAGGTTTGTTCGAAAAGGGTGGTTCACCTACTGTACGTACTAATGCTAAGATTGGCGATCATGTTCGCTTACCAACTAAAGCAGAACTAGCAATGGAACGACGTGATACTCCTGGGGTAGATGCCAGCACTGCTCGTGCAATGTCTGATCGTGATCTTTCTCGATTCATGGCGTTGGAGGAACGAGTAGTTCGTCAGCGTTATGAGAAATCACTACGGGATCGGGAGGCACGTAAGCGTAGGAGATGATTGATACATTAAGTTTCGCGGAATACTTACTTAAAGAAATCCGCGCACGGATTGCTTCCCGATCTGAAACAGTCGCCCACGGGCAAACTAAGGATTGGGAGTCATATCAGCGAGTGGTAGGGGAGATTACAGGTCTGACTCTTACCGAAAACTCAATAAAAGACCTGCTTAAGAGAATGGAACGGGCGAATGATGAATGAACCTGCCAAGTCCTTCGGCTCCGAAGGCAAGTCCACAGTGCCGGACTTTAAACCACTGCACAATATAGAGAAACCTCTACCCGAGGAATCAACTCTTACACCCGAAGCTATTGAAGCAGGTGAGACATCAAAACTACCACGTCCTACCGGGTATCGTATTTTGATTCTCCCTTATACTCCAAGTAACAAGACCAAAGGCGGAATTCTACTGGCTACCGAGACTGTCGATCGTGAAAAGATTGCGACAGTAGTTGGTTATGTGGTCGATCTTGGTCCCGATGCTTATAATGATGCTAATAAATTCCCAGATGGACCTTGGTGTGGTAAAGGTGAATGGGTAATCTTTGGCCGTTATGCGGGAGCACGCTTTAAGATAGATGGTGGTGATATGCGCTTGCTAAATGATGATGAGATTTTAGCAGTTATTGATAATCCGGAAGATATACTTTCCGCATAACATGGAGAAGACCATGCAAGAAGAAAATGTAGCAGAAGATATTGAACTAGAACTTGAAGTCCCTGAAGAGGAGGTCGATGTTCGTGAAGCAGATGTAGATGCAAATGCTGCTGATCAATTATCGTTAGTACCTAATGCCGAAGAAACTGAGGAAATCAAGTCGCCAGAAGATCGAGTCCAGGAATATCTGGGTAGTGACCCCGAACTTCAGGAATATGGGGATGGCGTACAGAAAAGGATCAATAAACTTACCTATCAGAGAGAAGAAGCTAAGCGTCGTGAAGAAGCAGCTGTGCAATATGCACAACAGGTTCAAGCACAGATGCAGGGACTTCAAGCACAGGCTCAACAAGTTACTTCACAACGCGATGAGCAATTGATGGATGAGTATGGCAACCGAATTAATGCCGAGCTAGAGACAGCTAAACAGCGTTACAAGGAAGCCTATGAATCTGGAGACGCTGATCTTATTGTTGAAGCTAATAAAGAATTGTCTGCCTTAGCTGTTGAGCAAGATAAAGTTAAGCGTCGAGCTGCTCGTCGTCCTGCTCCTGGGCAGAGCCCAGAAGCTCAAGCTCAGCAGTATTACCAACAGCAACCAGCTCAGCAGCAAGCTCCACAGTACAATCCACCTCGTCCTGATGAAAAAGCTGAGTCATGGGCTACGGAAAATACTTGGTTCGGTGAAGATGAAGCGATGACCCATAGTGCTCTCGGTTATCATCGAAAGATGGTAGAAGAAGAGGGTATCGATCCTCATAGTAATGAATACTATGAAAAGATAGACGGTTATATGCGGAGTAATTTCCCACATAAATTTGACAATACTGCAAATAGTGGTACTGTTAATAACAACAGTCCCGTTCAGACTGTGGCACCAGCTGGTAGAACAGCAGGTGGTAAGAGTGGACGCAAAGTAAAACTCACAGCGAGTCAGGTAGCTATTGCTAAACGCCTCAATGTGCCTCTAACAGAGTATGCAAAATATGTATAGGAGTAATACCTTATGACAGCAAAGACAGCTAGAGCTGCAACTACTCGGGATTCCGAGAAACGAACCAACAAACCTTGGGCACCGCCCTCAATGTTGGACGCTCCTGAGCCACCGCCAGGATATCATTATCGGTGGATTCGTGAGGCCGCAGGCGGTCAAGGCGATGCAACAAATATGAGTAAACGGATGCGTGAAGGTTATGAGCCTGTTCGTGCAGAAGATCACCCAGAGTTTGCAGCGCCAACTGTTCAAGATGGTCAGCACGCTGGTGTTATAGGCGTAGGTGGATTGATCCTAGCCAAGATCCCGAACGAGACTGTGGATCAGAGAAATGAGTACTACCGTAATCAAACGGAAGGACAAATGGATTCTGTAGACAATAATCTCATGCGGGAAAGTGACCCTTCAATGCCGATGGGTTCTCCACAACGTAAGTCAACGACTACGTTTGGAAGTCCAGATGCAAAGAATGGTTAATATTTTGTTAACTTTATAAAGGAGGTATTTAGCAATGGCTAATACTGATAACCCAAATGGGTTTACTCCTGCTTACCACATGACTGGCGGTACTATTCGCATGACCGAAATGCGTATCGCTGATGACTATGCCACTAGTATTTATTCTGGTGACATTGTAAAAGTGGTTGCAGCTGGAGTTATAGAACGTAGTGCAGCTTCCGATGCATCTGTTGGTGTATTCGCAGGTTGTTCCTACACGAAAGACAATGGTGAGGTAGTGTTCAGTCAATACTGGCCTGCATCTACCAGTGTTAATGGTTCGTATGCAACTGCGTATGTATATAGTGATCCTCAGATCGTATATCGTGCACAGTTTACTGCGGCTTCTGGAATCGCTGAGATTGGATCTCGTGCTGACGTACTGGCAACAGCAGGTAGCACAACTAATGGTCGCTCTTCTGAAGAGATTGACTCTAGTGATCTAACCGACGCACTGTTGAAGGTAATCGACTTTGTTGACTCTCCTGATAATGATCCTGCATCTAATAATGCAGAAGCATATGTCATGATTGCTGAGCATCAGTTCGCACCTTCAGCACTTAGCGCTGACGTATAAGGAGACTGACTAATGGCTATTAATCGCGCACAACTCGTTAAAGAGCTGGAGCCCGGTCTGAACGCCCTGTTCGGTCTGGAATACCAGCAATATGGTGATGAAACTGGAATTATCTTCGACACCGAGAGTTCTGATCGAGCTTTCGAGGAAGAGGTAATGCTCGGTGGATTCGGAGCGGCTCCGACTAAGGGTGAAGGTGCAGGCGTTACTTATGACGCAGCACAGGAAGCCTGGACTGCTCGTTACTCTCACGAGACAATCGCACTTGCGTTCTCACTGACTGAGGAAGCTATCGAAGATAATCTCTACGACAAGCTCTCTTCACGTTATACGAAAGCACTTGCTCGTTCTATGGCTCATACCAAGAACGTCAAGGGTGCTGCTGTTCTCAACAATGCATTCAGCTCCAGTTATACTGGCGGTGACAGCACTGAGCTTTGTTCTACAAGCCATCCTCTGCTTAGCGGTGGCAGCTTGTCTAACCATCTCACTACTGCTGCTGACTTGAATGAGACTTCACTAGAATCTGCACTCATTCAGATTGCCGACATGGTTGATGAGCGTGGTCTAAAGGCAGCCGTTCGCGGTATGTCTCTGATCATTCCATCAGAGTTGGCATTTGTTGCTGAGCGTGTTCTGAAGTCTGAACTTCGCACAGCAACTGCAGACAATGATATTAACGCTATTCGCTCTAAGGGTATGCTCCCAGGTGGATATGATGTTAACCATTATCTGACAGATAGTGATGCTTGGTTCATCAAGACTGACGCACCTAATGGTTTGAAGCACTTCCAGCGTGCATCTATGAAGACCGGAATGGAAGGAGACTTCGAGACCGGTAACGTTAGATATAAAGCGCGCGAAAGGTACAGTTTTGGGTGGAGTGACCCCAGGGCGATCTTCGGATCACCAGGCGCATAAGCACTTGGTAATTAAAAGCCCTCTTCGGAGGGCTTTTTTAATACCTAAAATAAATTCTTGTAACATGTGGCTCCCTCTTGTTACACTCCCATATACAGATCCTTAACACTAGCTCAGAGTTAAGGAGTTGACTGACACAAAACAGGAGAAATTGATATGAGCGGCACTGGATTTAGCGGACCTATTAGACTTGGTTCAGGTTCAATCGAAACACTAGCAGCAGCAAAGACTCTTACCAGCGATGATAACGGTAAGACTTTTCTGCTTAATCTCGCAGGAGGCTTCACTGTAACGCTTCCCGCACATTCTGCAGGACTTCGTTTCAAGTTCTTCGCAAAGACTCAACCTACTACTGCGTACATCGTAGCAGCAGCTACAGCTGATGCCGATACCATTGTTGGTAGCTTTAGTTCTTCTGATCTTGACGCTGCATCTGATGCGGACGGAGAAACAGCTGGAGGCGATCAGATTAACTTCGTTGCTTCTACTGCAGTAGTTGGCGATTGGGTTGAACTTGTTTCCGACGGAACTAACTGGTATACAAGTGGCCACTGTACAGCAGTTGGCGGACTGACTATTACTGGTTAATCTTTTGAATGAGGGGACGCATGGTCCCCTCTCTTAAAGGAGATTGATCATGCACAGTGATAGTAAAACAACCACAGTAACCGCCAGTGGCGCAGTATTTGGTGGACCTTCGCGT